GATTATATATGGACCATGAATAAAGGTGACTTCTATGATCCAAAATATGCAATAGATGTATTGTGTCATTTACTTATTGGAAGAGTTGAAAAGATAGAAGACAACTCTCAGATCTGGTTAAAAAAGATTATATAAATAAAAAAAGAGGGGGATCAATTAAGATCCCCCTCTCCTTCTAGCCCTACCATTCTGGTGGAGCAACTGCGAGCGCATCCAGCGTGGCTATATTGATGCACCCGACTGCTGGGATGTCATAGCGACGCTGCAACCCTTTTAACATTTCTTGTAGGGGAGCATCAAGCACATCATCGCCAGCAACGTTAAGAGCCACACGAACTTTCGTGACTAGCTCACTTCTTTCATCTGGTCCAACAAGTGTCAATAATTTATTTGTATCCATTAAGAAACAATTTGTTCAGTGTCAATAGTTTGTAACTGAACAGTTACTATTCCTCCGAACCCGCTCGCAAAAGTGGGAGGTGCAACTTGCTCAAACTGAATAGCACGGATAACACAGATTCTTTCTTCTCCACTTGAAAAGTCTTGGTAGAGTACTGCTCCACCATTTTGCTCAATACGTTCAAGGTATGAGATTCGTTCCCATGGGATTGATATGTTTGTGTTTCCATTAGGATCACGTTCCTCTTCATAGCATAGTAATGGGATGGTTAATGTTCTAGATCTTTGTGGTGCAGGTAATGCACGTATCTGCCACTCCTCTAATAAAGGTGACTTGGTAGTATCAGATGAATTTCTAGTAAAGTTAAATGTAATTTCAAAATGATCTGCTGGTTGGACATAACCAGCTAAAGTAATTTCAGTACTCATACCCAATGGGGTAGATCCAATAGTTATAAGTTGATCATCTTGATCCTCAACAGTAAATCCTAATGTTCCACTACTGTCTGGATCTGAGTTGATCAACAAAGATACTGGTTGTTTTCTTTCGCTAGTACCCCATCTAATCCAGCCAGATTTTAAATAACCAGATGCTGCTTTAACTGTAGCAGACTCAAGCCATACTCCAGTAGATGATGTAATAAATTTTTGTCCTGTTGTACCAATAAAGGAAACACCATTAGGTGAACTACTATCAATAACCAAATCAGATGCATAGGCATAGCCATTACCTACGGCTTGACCTAGGTTAATCCGCCACAATCCAGTAGATCCAGATACCGTTTCGGATCTAGTTGCGTATATATAAGACTGGTCAAAGGCTAAGTCAGATACATTACCAGTAACATTAAGAGGTCCATATACAAATGATGTACCGTCTGTACCGACTGCACCTACACGAACACCTTTAGATGTAGCAAGAACAACAAACTCGTTTAAGTATAAACGAATTTGATTTAATGTTTCACCCCTAGGTAGTTCTGCAATAATAGCTGGATCATTAATAGCAGCTAATGGAGATGCTGCATTAATTGTATAAGACTGTATTTTAGATATTATACCTTGTGTGTAGCCAACTATAATAGAACCAGGTAATTCCGATATAGAATTAAATGTTAATGATGTATTTGGATAAGTAAATCTTACTTCTGAATTTGACATAGTAGCAGGAGGCGAGCTTGGATTACGAGATAATTCATATAAATGCATATCATCATTATCATGTTTAATGCCAGCAATAATACGATCTTTAACATAACCAATTGCTTGAACAGTTTGTGTTGTTACTGCGGTTGGTTTGTTCCATAGTTTAGTCACAGCCAAGGCTGTGCTCACCTGATAGATACCATTACTAGCACCAACAATTGCAAAGGTACCATCTGATGTTAATGATTGTGCAGTGGTTGATGTTCCTAAAGATGTTGAGGTTGTTGTACTTCCATTATAAAAATTTACGTTACCGCCTGATATAAAAAATGTACCACCCGATACAGTTGCTGGGTAAGTTGCTGCTGATGTACTTAACTGTGTAGTTGCTGGTAATAACTTAAGCTCACCAAGAGTCCAAGGATCTACGTTGTTTGATTCATAGAATCTAAATAGATCAGATGACTCAGCGTCATAGAATCTTTCGCCCGCACCATGGTGCCATGAGGTAGCAGATCTTAACCACCAGTTAGATAGCGACTGCTCACCAGCAGTTGCGCTTTGGTCAATACGTTCCTTCTGGTATGTCGTAGTAATACGACTAATGCGATTATTGTCGGAGGCAGCAGACAGCCAAGGTGTATTACCTATAGCATAACTAGCAGCAAAATCCTCACGTTGGTATCTAACCAAAGCAGTAGGGATATTAACGCTAATTGCAATAGGCAGATCGCCTTTAAGATATTTGTTGGTTGTTGCCACGCCTTATCTCCTACTTCTTTTTTGGTTGTTCAATCCATTTAAACCATGGTGATGTGTCATTAGCGCATTCATCTTTAATAGATATATGCAAATGTTTTACGTGCTTATTGGAGCCAGTATATTTTCTATCGCCTTTTTGTTTAGACCAAATGCGACCATCAAATATTAAATAAGAAACTCTATTATCTTCCTTAAGTCGATTGTAAATATCTTTACAATCTACTCCACCAACAGGATCATGGGTTAAGTCTGCTGCTAGACCAGTGTTGTGATCTGAATCAGGACTGGCTACTTGATGAGCAGCAGATGGTAGTAGACCATCGCTTGCTTTCTTCCTCTTGGGAAACAATGCCGTCGCTTGGCGCAACACAGCAATTGCAGCAGGTGTGGCTTTCTTGACTACAGGTTTCATTCATTACTCTTTCCTGCCACTAGTTCAAACAAACTGTCAATCCTAGTTTCTAGTCTAGAAATGGAATCTTTTATCGAGCTGCCCCCATTCGGGCGAAGTTCATTAAGGTAATGCTTTACCAGCCAACGAACTGAGCCAGCAAAGCTGGCGACTATTGTGGTAACCGCTACTGCGATACCAGCCCATTCGTTGGTAGTCATTACTCTTTAGAACCTATGCCGTATTCGGATTCAGTCTTGTCAAATGCCTTAGCTGCAGGACCAGCGATAGCAGCAACAGCGATAGATACAATTGGATCTAATCCAAGTTCATTGCTTGCTAAGAATCCTAAGAATGAAACTAGCACACCACGTAGGTATGACTTAAGTATTGCCTTTTGTTTTGTTGTTAGCTTTAATCTGTCCATTTATTTCTCCTTTAGTTTACTGTAGGTATTGCTACTTGAATCCACTCTTTGTTTATTTCAGACCATTTCCATACAAAACCTTCAATATGATTTGGTTTAGCAATAGGTGCTTCCCATTGATAGGTTGTATAATTTAATTTCCAAGAAGGATATGGTTGAGGTGCAATAAATACATCAAATTTTGGTTCGTATTTATACCCGATACCTGCATAGTTTGCACGAATATTTCCATTATAGGAAGTACGCTTGCAAGTTAACCCCTCGAACCAAGGAAGAGAAGCATAGAATTGTTCCCAAGCCTGTGATGTACCACCAACTTGTGTACCATCTAAGTCTGTTTGAATTATATTTTCATCAACACCACTGATTACTTGAACTACTATGTTGTCTGAATTGATAAGTGCGTAGTGTGCCATTATGCAAAACTCACATTCCCACTGCCATCAGTGAATCGTTTATATGAATAAGAACCATCAGTTCCAGTTGAATCAGCGGTTAATCCTGCGCCAACTGTTATTGAAGCATCAGCAGTTAACCAACGAAGAATAACAACTCCTCTACCGCCAGCACCGCCACTGTTTACGGTATCATCACCGCTAGCACCTCCACCGCCACCGCCAGTATTAACCGTTGCAGCAACTCCACTTACATATGGTGTATGACCAGAACCACCAGCACCACCACCGCCAGCACCGCCAATAGTTACATTTCCGTTCTCATAATTACCACCACCGCCACCACCTGCGTATGTTACAGATGAGCCAGTAATCGATACCGCTGCACCAGCGCCACCATCACCATTGGTTCCACCACTACCACCTATTACACCTGCCGCCCCTGCGCCGCCACCGCCTCCACCGCATTGAGCACCACTTGAGCCAGCACCGCCATTAAAACCTTGTACTGGAGATGCTGTTCTTGTTCCAGCAGCGCTGCCGTTTCCGTCAAGACCAGCACCACCACCACTTGAACCACCTGGTCCACCAGGGTTACCACTAGCATAATCACCAGCACCATAACCACCACCAGTTGCAGTAACCGAAGAAAACACAGAATTAGCACCTGCATTTCCGTTACTATCTGGATTATTAGCAGCACCACCAGCGCCAACTGTTACTGTGTAATTTGTTGATTTACTAATCCCTAAAGCAGTTTCTAATGAACCTCCACCACCTGTTGCGCTAACTGTTGAACGAAGTCCACCAGCACCACCGCCACCTGCTCTCCAACCAGAACCACCACCTCCACCGCCTGCTACAACAAGATAGTCAATATTAAAAAATGAAGGCATTGTTGCCGAGTTAGTTGCAGTTGAATCTGCACAAGTTCCATTTGCATTGGTTGCTTTTACCTTAAATGTATAAGAAGCGCCTGCTGTTAATTGACCTTGGGTAAATGTATATGAAGTGCTAGATGTTGTTGCTGCAGTGCGAGAAGTTTCAGCAGTTGTTCCATTAAGAAATGGAGTAATTGTAATTGCAGAAAGATTTTTACCACCATTTGCTCCATTAGTCCAAGTAACAGTAATTTCATTTGCGCTAGTTGAAGCCGTTGCTGTTCCAATAGTTCTAATTTCTGGAAGTGTTGTTGCTGTTACTGCTGCTGCGTTTGGAGTATTAACAGTAGTTCCAAAATTATTTTGAGCATTACCGTAGACAATAAAAGATGTTGCTGGAGTAAGCCCAGAAATTACTACAGTGCTAGTTGCATTAAATCCACTAAATCCACCAGTTGTTGTAAATGCATTATATTGATTAGGTGTTCCTCCACCAGAACCAGGGGTAAATACAATAGATAAAGAACCACCAGATGCATAAGCAACATTTCCAACATCAGTTACTGATGAAATGGAAGGTGTTGCAGGTGGAGCAGAGTTTGCAACCCATTGTGTGCCATTGTAAATCTCTAGGATTTCTAGTTGACCATTGTAGTAAGTATCGCCAATTACAGGGTTAGATGGTCGCCCAGCAGTATTACCGCTAGGTATGCCACCTTTAAAAGGATATTGTTGAAATGTCATTATGCAATCTCCACTCCGCTGATATGGATCGTTACAGATGAAGTTGAAGCAAAGCCAG